GAGCAAAAATTGAAATGAGAGATTGGCTAGAATCTTTAAACGATGATGACTCTTTTACAGGAACAATGGAAAAGGTTTACACAGATGTTCAGTCAATTGGAAATGGATATCTTGAAATTGGAAGAACGACACGTGGAGAGATTGGGTACGTAGGTCACATACCAGCAACTACAATTAGAGTAAGAAGACTGAAAGATGGATACATTCAGATCATTGGAAATAAAACAGTTTACTTTAAAAACTTTGGGGCAAAAAATCAAAACATGGTAACTGATGATCCAAGACCAAACGAAATTATACACTTCAAGCAATACTCCCCATTAAACACATTCTATGGGGTTCCAGATATTATGTCAGCAATCTCATCACTTATTGGTGATCAGTTGGCTTCACAATACAATATTGATTATTTCTCAAACAAGGCTGTTCCTAGATATGTTGTAACATTAAAGGGTGCAAAGTTGTCTGCAGATGCAGAAGATAAGATGTTTAGATTCTTACAGACAGGCCTTAAGGGGCAGTCTCATAGAACTCTATATATCCCACTTCCTCCAGATTCCGATACAAATAAGGTTGAATTCAAGATGGAGCCAATTGAGGCTGGAATTCAAGAAGGATCATTTAAAGAGTATCGCAAGCAAAACCGTGATGACATCCTTGTTGCACACCAGGTTCCACTTTCTAAGTTGGGCGGGTCAGACTCGTCAGCAATCGCTGCAGCGCTAGCACAAGATAGAACATTTAAAGAACAAGTTGCAAGACCAGCACAAGCACAACTTGAAAAAATGATTAATAAGGTAATTAGAGAAAAAACAGATATTCTTGAGTTTAAATTTAACGAGTTGACGCTTACTGATGAGATCACTCAGTCTCAAATCCTTGAAAGATATGTAAAAAATCAGGTCATGACGCCAAACGAAGCACGTTCTATTCTGGGCATGCCACAAAGAGAAGGTGGCGATGAGCCATTAGATCTAAAACCTCAGCAAGCAGCAGATGCAACAGCCAATAGGGCTAGAGATGCTGAAAGAGTAAACAATAATTCTGATAGCACTACTACGGTTGCTGGTCGCAACCCGAAAGGACAAGGAAGAAAGTTTGATGATTTAGTTGAACTGTCTGAATTGTCCGAATAGTGAGATCTGAATAAAAGGGGTTTATAATATGATGGTGAACAATATATCCAAAGCCCATTGGAATTCAGATGGGGAAAATTTGCGTCTCTCGATGCCATTCTCAAAAGTTGATGAGAATAGAAGAACCGTTTCTGGGTTTGCATCACTTGATAATATTGACAAGCAAGACGACATTGTAACAGCAGAAGCATCAATGGAGGCATTTGCAAAATTCCGTGGGAACATTAGAGAAATGCATCAGCCACTAGCAGTAGGCAAAATGATTTCATTTAAAGCAGATAAGTATTTTGATCCAGAAACAAAGAAATTTTATAATGGAGTATATGTATCTGCATATGTTTCAAAGGGTGCACAAGATACTTGGGAAAAAGTACTTGATGGGACACTTCAAGGTTTTTCAATTGGCGGAAGAATGAACAAGTGGGATGATGGTTATGACGAGAAGTCAGATAAAGCAATTAGAATTATTAAGCAATATGATTTGGTAGAGTTGAGTCTTGTTGATTCACCAGCAAATCAGTTTGCAAACATTATGTCTGTAGAAAAAGTTGACGGACTAGATGTTATTAAAGCAGATGAAACAGTATTAGAGAATGTTTTTTATGATAAAGAATCTGGTATTGTTATGGTTTCTGAAAATGAAAATGAGTTAAGCCCAACAACAGGAAGCCAAATGGAAAACATAGGATTCGTTGAAAAAACGGATAACGAAAAAGTAACAATGATAAAATTCTTAGTTGATAGTGCTAAAGGCATTAATACTTCTAAGATTAACAAGGAGGTACAACCTATGACAAAAAAGACAGAAACAGTTGCAGAAGTTATTGAAACAGAAGCACTAGTAGAAGTAACAAAGTCAGAGGTCGCTCCAGAGGCAGATGCCGTGGTTGAAGAAGTTACCGAAGTAATTGCAAAGGCAGAAGAGACAGAAACAGCAGATGTTGTTAAGTCAGACGAAGCAGTTGTAGAAGAAATTGAAAAGGTAGCAGACACAGACGCAGATGTATCTAAGTCAGATGATGTAGTTGCAGAAGCAATCGCAGAAGCAGTTACAGAAACCAATGACGGTCTTGAAAAAGCCTTTAGCGATCTAGTAGAAATAGTTAAATCATTACAATCAGAAGTAGAACTTTTAAAGTCTACAAAGGTTGATATTGAAGTAGCGCAAAACTCATTTGAAGCAGTTGCAAAAGATATTGCATCAGCAACAAATGTATTTAATGAATTTGGTAAGCGTGTAGAACTTGTAGAGCAAGATACTGCTTTCCGAAAGTCTGGCGATCTCGGAGAGATTGTACAGGATCAGCCTGAAATGGTTGAAAAATCCCTATGGGGCGGGAGTTTCCTCAAAACAACCGATCTATTTAAGTAAAAAGTCACTTGGAGGTGAAATATTATGTCGGAACAAAATATAGAAAAGAATCAACCAGGTACATCTGGTAACGTGGGCGGAACTGCCCCAGGACTTTATCAAGGCCAAGGCGCATTTGCGTCAGGTGGTATTGGTGGAGTTTCTAACCCAGGTGCAAGCACATTGGGTAATACCCCAGTAGCAACCATCGGTTCATCATCTGGTTCCAATGCCGTAAACCCTTCTGGGACTACTGCAGCATCTGGAATTTTGCGCCCTGAACAGGCACGTCGTTTTATTGACTATGTTTGGGATGCAACTGTACTTGCAAATGATGGCCGTAAGGTCACAATGCGAGCAAATACTATGGAACTTGAAAAAGTAAACGTAGGAGAGCGTGTAATTCGTTCAGCAGCACAAGCAGACGGCACATATACAAACACAGGAGCAACATTCTCAAAGGTCGAATTAACTACAAAGAAGATTCGTCTTGACTGGGAAGTTTCTGCTGAAGCACTTGAAGATGGCGTAGAAGGAGATGCTCTTGAGGATCACCTAGTACGTTTGATGACAAATGCGTTTGCAAATGATATCGAAGACTTGGCTATTAATGGTGATGGTTCAACATCCCCATTCCTTAACATCATGACTGGTTTCGTAAAGAAGACCAAGACTAATGGATTCGCACATGAATCAGTTGTAACCGTAGCAGATAATGCTTGGACACCTGAAGTTATGCAGGGAATCATCAATGCAATGCCACGTAAGTACCGTGCACTTAAGAACAATCTTAAGTTCTACGCAGGTACAGATGCATTCGGAGGAATCGTTAAGAATAACGGTACCCTTGCAGATGCAGTTGCAGAAGCATTCTCTGGTCGTATGCCAGGAAGCACACAAGCAAACCGTCAGAACTATCTAGACGGACTTGGACAGACATTCGGTGGAGCACGTACAACTCGTGTTCTTGGAATTGAAGTTCAGGAAGTCCCTTACTACCCAGCAGGATATATCGATTTGACATTCCCTGCCAACCGTGTATGGGGTATGCAACGTGACATCACTGTAAACCGTGAATACGTAGCAAAGAAGGACACAATTGAATACACAGTATTCGTCCGCTTTGGTATTCAATGGGAAGAAGAGGATGCAATTGCATTCGCTGACGCTGCTGCAGACGCATAATCTGTAAACAGTACCTTTAATGGGGGGCGGGAGTTCACTCTCCTGTCCCCCTTATTAACTTTATAATGATATAATACAATTAACACTACAAGGAGGACATACTTATGTCAGAAGAACTAAATAACGAAATTGCTGGAACATTTTCAGAAGAAGAACTATCTTCTATTGTTGAAGAAAACCCAGAAGTTTTAGAAGTACCAGAACCACCAGAACCAGCAATGACCGAAGAAGATCAGGCATTTGCTGATGAAATCAACGATGTAGAAATACTTGAACTTGAAGACGCACCACAGTGGAAAGATCCAGAACCTTTTGTTTATATTCATCCAGGAGAGCCAGGATCAGACAACGATGTTATCGATTCACCAGAGGCACCAGAAGTTGCTCTACAGCCATCACTAGGCTATGACAATAATGGAGTTCTAGGATCAACTGCACCTGTTGAGCAAGAAGTTCACGCAGCACCTGCTGCACCATCAGCACCATTGTCATCAGACAAAGTTGCAGTATTTTCTACAAGAAACGCATCATGGGGAGAATTTGGCAAAGTCTATAATGGATACAACATTCTTTCTCCAAAGGCAGCAGAGGCTTGGTTAACAAGAGATCACTGCAGAATTGCTACACCAGAAGAAGTTGCGAAGGAATTCGGTAACTAATTCATGGAGGTAATGAGAGTTCCACCTTATCCTATTACAACTACCTGGACACTACCTATAGCCAACTATACGTACGTTCAGTCGGTTGAGGATTTGGTGGACCACTCAGTAGTAGAAACTACAGTTCAGTCAAACGCTAACGGCATTGTTACATATGTTCTGCCAGCAGACAAAGTAAGTTTTGACAGAAAGTTTTATATTAAATTTTATGATACAGCACGTGTAAATATCTTACATGAAGAAAACTTAGATATCATTAGGCCTTACGTTAATGCAAATAAGATTGGCGACACTGCTTCAGAAGTTGCGGAATACAGAATGCACGAACTTCTTGCTAGAGCAATTATTGATACAATTATTCCAAATGGATTTTACAATCACAAGAAGGTAATACAGGCAGTGGGTCAAGGAACAGATTACTTCCCACTATGGAATGAAACAAATAAAATTTTAAAGGTATACGAGGACAACGTTTTAGTTTATAACGTAGACACTCCATTGACCAACCTGCATGACTATATGATTACAATGGACAACTCGGCAGTGCAGAGAGTTGTAAGTGGGGCATGGAATCGTTCAGAAAATGCAATGCCAAGTCTTCCAATTTCAAGAGGAGATCTTGGTTATTTTGGATATGAGTCAGTAGCATTTCCAGCAGGCTGCGACTACACATTTGTTGTTGATGCAGGATATAAGACTATCCCATCAGATGTAGAAATTGCAACAAGAGCACTTATTGAAGACATTAAATGTGGTAAGTTAGATTATTACAAGAGATATGTAACATCATACAACACAGATCAGTTTACAATCCAATTTGACAAGGCTGTATTTAACGGAACTGGTAATATGTTGGTAGATAAGATCTTAGATAAGTATTCAAATACTATTCTAAAACCAGGGATAATCTAATGTTATGCGAAATTTCAGATTTTACCTTCCCACTATTGGCTGATGTTTATTACCCAATCGTTACACAAGGGGATCTTGGAGAAGTAAAAAAGCAGTGGCTAATAGACAAGACAATTGCTTGTAGCCTATCTTCTGCGGGACTTAAAGAAGAAGTAGCACCCAACGTAAATATAACACACAGTTCAGTTCTATACGGAAGAACAAAGAATGACATTCGAATCTCAGAACGACAAGAAGCCACCTCTATTACAAACATTGTACTAACAAACATAAGAGACTCATCTGGTACACCAATATATACAGAGACAGCAGGAGTTAGAGCAGGCAAATCAACAATATTTGAAATTGCAACTAACGAGCCATACGTAGGGCCATTCGGAGGAATTGAATACTACAAACTAGTTGTTAGAAGATCTGAAAACCAGGTGTCAACAATATGATAAGTCTTAGATTTAATACAGCAGCATTTAATAAAGAAATGAAAAACATAATGGACTACTCATTTGGATTTCTTGAAGGACTTGAATACGGTAAAGCAGAGATGTACAGAAATTTAGGACCAGAGATTACAGAAATTGTATATGGATATATAGACTCAAATGCGAGGGTAAGCCCACAAACACTTCATCATATATATGAGTGGTATCAGATAGGAAGCCCAGAGTCACGACTGTACGATATAAATTACTCAATAACATCAACAGGTTTAAAATTCTCTAGCAGTTTTAAACAATCAACTACTATAAAAGATGGATCTAAAGTACCCTTCTACAGCAAGGCGCAGATTATGGAAAGCGGAACACCCGTTACCATAGCACCTAGGAAAGCAAAGGTCTTAGCATTCGATATTGATGGACAGACAATATTTACTCCAAATTCAGTTACTATTGATAACCCTGGAGGTCAGTCACAAGGTCAATTTGCAAAAGTTTTAGATTCATTTTTTAGTGTTTATTTTA